GATTCTCCGTAAGCCGTGCCGATTATTGGTTCCCATATAAAAACGGCGTAAGGGAATTCGTTGTAACCCGATTCCAGCAGGATATAGTCTTCGCCTTCGTCAATGTAAACAGACGCGTACTTCATATTCTTCGCGTCCGGCGAATCGCCGTCGTAATCTTCCCGCCTGTAAACCGCATGGATGATTGTTATCTCCTTATCCGTGCTTTCCTTGCGGTTAAGGTCGTCCTGCCTTGCGGCGTTTAAATTATCTTCACCAAAAAAAGAAGCTGCGTTCCGGAGCGTCATCGTATACCGGCGGAAAACGGTATCAACCCTGTCGAACTCGTCAATGTCCAGAAAAACTTCCTGTATTTTTATCGTTGTAAAGCGCAGCCTGTTTTCGCCTAATACTTCGTCAATTAACATCACCCCGTGCCCGTAATGGACAGCGCTTTCGATTAACAGCCTCGCCTGCTGGTACAAATTGGAACGGCTGAACTCCGCGTACATTACCCGCTCTACTTCTTCAAGCCAGTCCTTCGCGCCGTAGATATTAAGGTGTTCCTTGTTTTCAAACGTGAGTTTCTGCCAGACGATATTGGGGGAGATAGAATAGCCGACCAATCCGCCGCGAAGGGTGCGCGAGAACTGCGTGGGCCGTCCCGTGAAACGCTTCGGGCGCTTGGGGATTTTGTCCTGCGGATTGTCCCAGTTATAAACCGAAGGAGCGACGTACTTCTGAACGTCCTTCCAGTCGGGAAGCCGCTTATCGCGCTCTTCCTTTAGGCGTTCGTAACGTCTTTTGAGATCCGCAACTTTTTCTTTTTCGTTAACGCTTTCCCGGCGCATAGACACTCCTACCCGCAAATACAACGTACAGCGGAAATTTGGTTAGTCTATCAGCGCCGGTTTTCCGGTAGCCAATATTTTCTTACTTGATTCGTTTATAACACGGACAGACAAACTCCGTCAATCATAAAAATGAAAATAATTAAGCAATATTGTCCGCCAGCGGATCCCAGCTGCCGCCTTGCTTGCCGAAATTCCAGCTTCCGTTCTGCTTGCGCAGCGCGTTCACCGGATGATGCGCGAATTCGCTCATGCAAGCGTAGCGGCTTTCATCGTAAATATGATCTTCCAGTTTCGTGTCCACGTCCTCCGGATGCCGCGGGTCCGGTACCAGTACGGGTATCGTCCGTATAAAGTCAACGCAATGGTCGAAGATTAACAGCATCGGCTTTTCGTCTTCGCCTTTAGTTTTCATCAGCTGATGTAATTGTATCAGCCCGTTCAGTCGGTCGTTGTTCGCCGGAATCATCTTGAAGCCGGCAGCTTTCCATTTCTCGACAATGCTGGGCCCATCGTCGGTTTTATTCCAGATAGCCGGGTCAGCGATACATTCAATCGCGCCTTCCGCAATCGCGTCTCCCCAGGCTTTCTCCGCGGCTTCGCTTGCGCCCATCCTTATTCCGGTATTCGGTTCGTGCAAAGCGCAGCCGTACCATTCACCATAACGGACCATACGACCCTCCGCGTTCACCGCCCACTTGCCCAAGCTGAACGGCTTCGCAAAGCCCCAGTCCAGTGCATAAAAACGCTTCCAGCTTCCCGGTGGAAGAGGGAAGGGCTTGACGACGTGTTTCTCTCTCCGGAACTCATCGAATACCTGTCCGGCAAAAACGTCCCAGTCGCCATCAAGCAGAGCCCGGCGCAAATGAGTCGGCAGCATTTCAAGGCGCTTAAGATAATTAGGATCGTTATCAAGAAGTTTTTTATTGTCCTGAATGAGAGCTTTTATGAAACATCTGGTAAGCCCTTCCTTATCGCGGTATATTTTTCCCGGTTCGCGCCCGTCTATAAACCGCGCCTTGATCCACGCATGGCCTACACCGCCGGGATTAGCTGTTCCGCGGATATAGCAGGGAGCGCCGGCTGCGCTGCGAGCCCGGCTCATCATATACCGCCAGCAGAAATCAGTAGAATAGTTCCCCAACTCGTCAAAGCCTATCCATGTGTACGCTTGGCCTTGGTATTTCATAACATCTTCGTCATTTTCCAAGAAGCGCATTTGTAATTTTGACCTGGTAGGAAAATAGAAAGTACGTTCCGCAACTTTCCATATCGCGCCCAGTGGAAGGAATAGTTGCTGTGCTCTTTCGATAAGGCTTTCAAGTTCTGGATAAGAGCGGCGAAATAAAATACCTTTCCAATTCTCTCGCCATTCGTTAGCGAATGAAATAAAATCAGCCAGCAAGAAATCGCTCTTGCCACCGCCGGCGGCTCCGCCGTACAGTAGCTCGAACGCGTCATTCGCCAGAGCTTGGGCCTGTCGCTTCTGGGGGCTCCAGAGTTCCTTCATCCTGTATTCCTTCCATTTCTTCTTCGCTGAACAATTCTTTTTGCGCCGCCTTGAAAATAGGCATGTCTCCGCGGTCAACATTTGTTAATATCGTTTGCGCCGGTTTGCCATCTATCCTGTCGAATATGTACTTAATTGACGCAATGTCCTTATCATAAACCGCCAGCTGCCACAGACGTTTCGCAAGCGCGTCCTTCAGTTTCATTCCGTGTACATCAGTGCCAGGGAAATTGACTTTTTTATTTCCGTATTTCGCGAGTATCTCCGTAACGGAACTATTCTTCCGCGGGCGTCCGTAGGGGTTGTTTGTCTGTCCTTTCTTTAACGGCATTTCGCTCTCCCATATCGCGGGAAAGCTCTTTATAGGTTTTGTTTTCTTTTGTTATTCAAAGAAACCGGACCGCCAAACACCTTGAGAACTTTCCTGCCTGTGTCTGGATTCCGGTTTTCCGGTCATCCTTTGTTTATTTATAACATATTCTCTTCTTTTTTGTCAAGTTTTCCACGGTGATAATTAGTGAAGTACTTTTTGTATTATTAAATATATTAGAATGATGTTTATTTGTTTTTATATTTTATATTAATATCAAAATGTATTACACTATTACACTTTTTTATATAAGTCTTTATATGATAAAGAGTTATTGAGTGTAACACTTTGTGAAATACCGTGAAGTAGTGTAATACTTTGATATATAAAGTCCCTGCTTTCTTATAATTTGGGCGCGGATATTCCCCTTCTCCGCCTGATTTCGTCATATTTATGGCTGTAGTGTAATACTGTGAATACACCTCTGGCGTTGAGTGTAGAACCGAAGTTTTATTTTTTTGATAATTTCGCGGATTTAATCCACAGACTATCCGCCGCCCTTATCGGGCAAAGGCGGAGATGAACTGGTTAGTTTTATATTTAGATAAATTGTTTCCTTGTTCGTCCGTTTCTTCTCTTTGACGTGAACGGAGAGGTGCTCGCCGAATTTGTTCTTCCCCATTACTTTCTTGATGCCCTCTCCTCCGCACCACGCGGCGAAGTTCTTGTACAGGTCGTCAACATTTTCGCCGTTCCCCGGCGCTTCTTCGGTATTATCTTTCACCCAGCGGCCTACAAGGTCCTGGCTTGCCAGATACTCGCGGCTTGCCTCGTCTATTATTTCGCAGGCGGGGAACGCCTTCGCGCCGCCGCCCCAACTGTAATATAGGCCGGCCAAATGAATAAGCACCCTCAAAATCTCCGGCGCTTCCTCCATCAATTTCTTTTCCAGATCGGGCACTATTTCTTCATCGGGAACGGTCCAATCGAACGGGATCATGCGTATGCGCCGCTTCGCGTCCATTCCCGTATTCTTCAGGTTCAGCTGATGATTGGTTCCCACCGCCAATTTGCACACGGAGCGCAGTATAAAATCTTTTTTGAATTTTCGCTTTGCGCTGATGGGTTCGCCGGTTGTGATCTGCTTCAGCAGCTTCATGTTCAATTGCCCTTCCCCCGCATCCGCCAGTACTCCCAGCCTGATGCCCGGCAGGTTCGCCAAATCGAACTGGCTCGCGAAATTATTTTCAATAACGATATCGTGGCTAATAGGAGCCGCGTAATCGCCGAATATCGCCATCATCGTTTTTAATAAAACAGATTTTCCGTTCTGCCCGCCGCCGTGAAAGTTGACGAAGAAAGACGCGCCTGTTTCACCTGTCAAGCAGTACCCGAAATAAAATAATATCCACATACCAAGATCGGCCCTCATTTCGCCGTCCTTGCTGGTTATCTTAGACATAAAATCTTCAAACTGTTTTGGCAGCGGCGGTAATTTTTTACCTTGCGCCTCCGCGGGCTTACAGAACACACTCTTTGTTATATAGTCTTCAGGTTCGACAGGACGCACATCGCCCGTGCGCAGGTTGTAAAGAGAACCTTTGCAGTTCAGCAAGGACGTATCCGCGTCAAACTGATCGTAGATAAAAGAAATTCTTTTATCCCGGCGCAGTATCGACATAATCGCGTTGATGCCGCCGCTTGAGCGCATGTGCCGCGCGAAGCGAATCCCTTCCGGATATTCTTCCCCTACATTTTCCGACAGTAACCTGCCATAATGCCGGACAATCCACTGCACCATGCTCTCCGCGTGTTCCTCACCTTTCCAGCAGCCGTCCTCCGCGGACCAGCCCATCCAGCCGTTCTCCGCGCAGTACCGTATATAACGGCCGCAGTGCTGCACAATGTCCTCGGCAAGATCGTCTTCGTTCAAATCGTTATCTTCCCAGGGATTGTACTCTTTCGGAATTTGTTTTATCGCGTGCGCCGCCATGCGCCCCGCCAGGGCAGATTCATGATCAGATTGCTTGGAACGTTTCTCTTTCGTCCCCTTGCGGACATATTGCTGTTCAGGCGTTAGCGCCGGTTTTGTTTTAATTTAAGTCCTTAATAAATCTAATAAATTTTAAACATTCCCTACAGGTAACATCTTTAAGCCGTCCAATAAATTCATTACCAACATGCTCACAATTATCATCTTTAATGGTCGTATCAGGAATAGCGTTTCCACATAACGTAAACTCACCACCCCTTTGAACCAGATTTACCGCACATACAACTTCCACATCTTTTTCAGCGCATTCTTCACAATAAACACCGTACTGATTATTCCCCCAATAAACATCGCCTTTATAAAGATTTTTGCCACAACCATCGCAGGTGTTTTTAACTTCCCTTTCGTCCTTTTCTTCATCGTCATTGTTATAATATTCTTCATCACTCATGCTTTATCCCCTTAACCATTCTTCCTTTGAATTCCAGACCTTCTAGCGTAACTCTTTTTTCTTCTAAATCGATACAGCAAACTTCTTCCGGTGCATAGGCTGTAATCCCCACGTTCCGTAAGGCATGCGCTGAAAATGTTTTCCCTACAGGTCCATTACCAGTAAACAAAATGGGCTTCCCTTCCTTTATCGCCGAGTTTATAATGGCGATTTGCTTTTTGGAGAAGCCCCTTATAATGTTTTCGGGTATAAAATCACAAATTTTTTTATTCATTGCTGCCTCCTTTAATGGTCGATAAAAATTCCATAAACTTTTTCGGATGACTTGCGTTTAAAACATCACTTATTTTACACGGTAAATGTTTTTTCGGTATTTTTGTCTCCGGCAATTTCTCATACCTTAAAATTTCTAGGTCAACTCGACCGTCATTAAAATACAAATAATTATTCATTCTGGTTTCCTCCTGTCTAAATACTCAATTATCGCAACCGCTACCGCGGCGACATGTATCATTTCTTTGCGCTGTTTTTCCGGTTCGGTTTCTAAAAACGCTTCGCATATTTCCTCAACAAGAATGTCAAACCAGCCGTATTTTGCTTCTTGAATTCTTTCTCTGATCAATTTAAGTTGATTTTTTAATGTAAGTTCCTCTGGATATGCTTTATTTCGTGAAGAAAAGAAAGGGTGATTTTGTTCGCCAAACTTTTCATCCTGCCGCCGGCGTTCAGCGCAGATTTCAGACAAAATAAACATTTGATCTGGGGTTATTTCTTTTACACTCATTGTGGCCTCCATATGCCTCCTCTTTTATTTCCTAAACAAACCTAATTCCGCGATGTGCTCCGGTCTTAACACTTCCCCCTCTCCAATCTCCGCAATCTTCCGCAGGTATATCTTCCCCCCCACAACAGGAAACGCGCCGGCGGCCTCAAGCTCACGCTCAAGCCAGAGAAGGCCGCGGCTATCTTTTATTAACCTGTCCTTGAAATTCGCATAACGTGGATTTGCACCACCCATGAGTATGCGTTCTTCAGGTTCTATCATCTTTACATTCTCGGGAGTAAATTTAAATTCCTCTGCCACTTCAGCCTCTATTTCGCTCTCTATTATGTCCATCCGCTCATCAATACTTTTAATGTTCAACACTTCAAGCGCCCGCCAAAGCGCACGATGTCGCTTGTCCCGGAAATTACGCCAGCTTATCCCAAGGTGATCTCTCAAGTAAGCCACATTCTCTCTCATGTCTCCGTGAGAATACCAATTTATGATAGAACCTAAAAATCTCCGCTCAAGTTCCACCCTGGCCTTGACAGTTATTCTTTTCTTTTGCTTCTTACGCCGCATCATCAGACATATCCACATCATCGTCACCGTTGTCAACGTCGTAAATGTCTTCGCCGTCGAGATTCAAATCGTCAACTTCTTCTTCATCTTCATCAGGCTCGAAAGGATAATTGTCTTCTTCACATACGTTGCAAATGTCTGCACCTACCAAATAACGCGGATTACCGGGAGCGGTCTCCGTACAGCCGCACACCCGGCACTTGCGTATACCGTCTTTTTTGGCGTTCTTTTTTCGCTTTGAAGAGGAAGAACCGGCGCCGGAAGCGTCCGCCGGCGCGTCTCCGCCATGGGGCGTAGCGGCTTTTCTGGCTTTCTTTGGCTCCGGCAGAACCTTCGCGACTACATCCTTTGCCGCTTGTATGTACATTATCCTGTATTCTTCCTCATCCATTCCCGCGTATTCCCAGAACACATTTCCCTTTTCTTTCTTAATATTTTTCAGCTCGTTAAAGGTCTCAAGCGGGCCTCTGCCGGGCGGATAGCGCAGCAGAGGCGGTTTCTTGAAAATACGCCTCTGCGGTTCGCACTCTGTCCTGCAGCTCGTTATCTGCAATGCGTCCTTCGTTTTCTGCGCGGTAATTAACAATGATCTTTTTTCCACATCAACCTCATAAAATGCCTACCCCCTGGCCGGAAAGGAGTAACCGGTCATGTATATTCATTCCTCAAGGGAAATGAATCCTTTTTTTGTTCCGGCTGTACGGGAAACCGCCGGACCGTTTCTTTTTATTCAATCGTCGCTTCATCAGGATTAAACTTATATTTAGAACGGCTACGATCAGTAAAATAAAAATCATATTTGTCTCCTGATTCTCTACGCCGATTGGCAAGCCGCATCACGCTTGCCATTTCTAAAAGGGCATTTCCTGCAGTGAATCTCGTTGTTCTATCAAAAAAATGATTAATAATTTTATTGAGCTGATCGCACATCCAATCATCAATATCCGATTGCTCTAATTTTTTTGTTATTTGCTTATTATATTTAGCCATGATTTTTCTCCTCTATCCTTGTAACCTCTGACTGCTTGCTCACCTTCGTTATTTTCCCTCCGTGAAATGTAATCATAATTCCGCAGGAGCCGTACTCCGGCGCTGTCTCCAGCAACTTTAACAGGTCTTCTCGTATCTGCTCTAAATACCGTTTAGCCAGATTTTCATCTTTAAGAACGTCGTATAAAACAACGTCCGCGGGTATCATCTGTCGTAGTCCGAATTGCTTAGTCGAAATTTTTCCTTCGCGTATTCCTAGGCAAAGCTCTTCTTCGCTTATGCCTTTCATCTTCGCCGCTTCGGATATCGTATAAAAACTTTTCCTTGCCTCTTCCATACTCTATCCTTGTGACGGCCAGATAACTTTAGTCCCTACGAATGGGAATCTATCTTCGACTTCCTTGACCTTTCTTGATACAAAGCGGTGGTCGTTTATCATCGAGCGCGGAACCCAAAATCGCGCATGTACTCTCTGACTCTCGTTAGGTACAACTATTTCGCAGTCCAGTAGTACCGCCGCCGCGGTTTCTCTCACTACCGTGAATGTTTTTGCAGCATCAAAGTTCACATGGCGGCGCTTGTAATCCGCGGCTATAGCCATCGCTTTCTTACCTGCCGGCGTAAGAGTTCCATCCGCTTTCTGCCAGCGTTTCTGTATCCAGAACTGTATCCCGTTATGCTCAAGCATCCGCGCTTTGTCCGTTTCGCGTATGGTAATCATGACGTGCCTCCAAAATCAAATGTTTTCTGGTTAACGGTTTCTTCTATCCGTTTGCAGGCGGTATCAAAATATTTTTCGTTTATTTCGATTCCGATAAATTTTCTCTGCTGTTCTGCACACGCCACTCCGGTTGTGCCGCTTCCCATAAAGGGATCAAGCACAATATCATCAAAGTCTGTGAAATAGTGTACCAACCACTTTACATGTTCCAGTTTTCTTGGACATGGGTGGTCTGCTTCTTTGCCAAAATTGCTTTTTGAGATACATTTGCCGGGGACTAATTTCTTACCTGTTACAACTTTAGGCGGTTCACCAAACATATAGGCAACATCCCCGCTATAGAGCAGCCGGCCCTTATACCCTGGCAGTGTATATTCCAGCCATGCGATACGGAAAAACGGAAGCGATATCGGATGCAGGATGTCCGGAGATGAATCACAGCCAAGATGTATTACAGCTCGTTTCACATAACCATCAATAAGTTTCCATACGTCCGCAAAAAGTTTATAAGGTTCGATATGGGCAAATTCGGGAACGGAATTATCAGGCCACACAGGATCGGTAATTAGCGTAGTTGCATATTTTATTTCTGGTAACTTTATTTTTGGTAAAATTTCCAGACAGTCGCCAAGGTACAGCTCGCAGTTACCAATTATTTCCAGCCGCATACTCTTTTCTCCATAGAAAATAAAACCTCCCTGAAACGGTCCGTTTTCCAGGGAGGTGCAAATAAACCCCTAAAAAGGGGCTTGCTGCCATGCTCTGTAACCGCTGGACCGTGCGGTTATTTGTATCAAATTCGTTGTCTCAAAAGCCAACTTTTTGATAACTCTTTATCTGGTAAGGATTTAGCGATGGTCTTTCATGGATTAGAGCAACAGGATTGTAAACGCTTCGCCGCCTTCGGCCTTCAACCCGCAGGGTTGGAATTATAGTTAAAATAGCAATATTGGAATAGTAAAACAGCAATCACGGAATATCCGGCCTTTTGCAGATTATGTATATTTTACATACATATATCAAAAGGAGGAGAGTATTATGCCGAATTTATTGAAACGATTGTTCCGTAAAGAAAAAAAATTGCCGGCGGAAAAAACAACAGAAACAAAAAAATGTATGCATTGTCTGCGGAGAGTTGATATTAATGTTTCAAAATGTCCACATTGCAGGAAGCAGGATTTTGAATGGTAGAAAGCAGAAATAGCAATTTAGGAATAGTATAAATAAGGGCTTTAAATATACTATTCATTAAGGACGTTATCATTTGGATTACATTGATATTTTACAGGAAATGCTGCGCTACATTGACACGCATATCAAAGAAAAGTTGAGTGTTAAAAAATTGGCTGGGCGGGCAGGTTTCTCTCCATATCATTTTTGCCGGATATTTCAATGGAATATTGGTTATTCTATTATGGAATACGTGAGAATAAGGCGGCTGGCATTTACTGCGTCGGAACTCAAATCGGGAAAATATATATTTGATATTGCTATTGAATATGGATATGAAACTCACACAGGATTTATAAAAGCATTTAAACGCTACTTT